GGAGTGACCTTGCGGAATTCGACGGCCCATACCCAGGGGTTGGCGTCCCAGCTGGCGGGGCCGTTGATGGAGTCCCACAGGGAGCGGAAGCTGACGCGCGGCGTCAGGGCGTCGCGGTTCGGCTCATGGCTGAGATAGTTGCGCCACTCTCCCCCGTGCGGGCAGGCTTCGATGCCTTCGGCAATGGCGTCAGAGCTGCTGATGTCCTGCAGGCGCTCCACGCGCACGCGGATGATTTCGAGGGTGATGCGGCTTGCCCAGCGGGGCATGTGGATCGCAGGACGCCATACGGGTTGCTCGGCTTCGTAAGGGCGGTCGCCGGCGCTCGCGCGGTAGATCAACGTGCCGTCATCGCGGGCGGCGGCTACGTCCATGTCATCAGGTCTGAGGTACGGGCCGCGCTGCACGCGGTAGTCGTCGCAATACCATGTCTCGCGCACCCAAAGTTGGTCGCCGGGCTGGCCGTAGGGGCATGCAATGATTTCGCCGGTTCGCGTGTGCCCGATAACGTTCTGGTACGGCATCGTTTTGCCATCGCGAGTGCGGCCGCCGTTGGGCCCGCCCCAGGGCAGGACCTCCCACTTCCCCAGCGGGTTTTCGTGCGGCACCTTCAGAATTCGCCGTGTCTGCGTCTTTGCGCCGGACAGCAGCGCACGCACCATGGCGCCGCTGAAAAGGATGGGGCGCTCGGTCATGCGTCTGCCCCTTCCGCCGTCGCCCCGCACTGCGCCGTCAGCGCCCGGTACCGGTCCATAAACGCATCCCGGTGGTGCCGCCACGTCAGGGCCACGCGGGCGGGGTTGTTGAGGTCCACGGCCGCCATGGGTTGCACCTCTTCGCCGGGCGTGTCGAGGATGGGCCAGGGGAGGTTGGTGGCTGGGTCGAAGCGCATGAGGTCGCGGCGCTCGGTGGCCAGGGCCACCAGGTCGGCGTGCTTGATGGCCTGGCGGTAGGCGGTGTAGGCGGTCTGGCAGTGGAAGGCCTGGCGCAGCATGCGGGCGTGCAGGGCCTCGAAGCCGATCCATTCGGTGCCCAGCGTCCACTTGACGGGGCTGGCCATGTCGCCGGTGATGGCTTCGTGCGCGTCGTGCAGCAGGGCGGCGCGCTGGGCGTGGGCGCCGTGGCCGTTGGCGGCGACGATGTCGCACACCAGCAGGCTGTGCTCTGCCACGCTGTAGGGGCGGGCGGCGTGGCCGGTGAAGCGGTTGATCTGCGCCAGCGCGTGGGCGATGACTTCGATGCGGGGCGCGGTGCCGGGCAGCAGCACGGCGGGGCCGCTGATGGGGTGGTCGGTGCCGTGGGCGGTGACGATCCAGTGGGAGGGGGTGTGCATGTTCACAGCTCCTCGACGGCCACGCGGCCGGGAAGAATGCAGGTGAGTGCGCATGCAACGTGGTAGCGCAGGTCTTGCAAGGTGCCGGTGTTTTCGATGACGGCATCAGGGGAAAACTCGGAGCCGGCTGTCTCACTGGCGTGCTGCGCGGCGGCCTCTGCGGTGCCTGGGCGGGTGATCTGGATGAGTTTGCCGCCCAGCTCGCGCACCAGGGCGGCCTCGTTGGCGAAGCGCACGTCGGTGATGATCGCCAAGCTGCAGCCCGCGGCCTGGATCTGGCGGCGCATGTGGTCTGTCCAGTAGTTGGGGCCGCTGCGGTGACGGCGGTACTCGGTGCCCCATAGCTGCATGATTTCGCGCGGGCTGCGAGGGGCGGACAGGTCGATGGCCTCGCCCACAATGCCGCCGTCGCGCGTGCCCCCTGCGTAGTGCTCTTGCATGGCGCGTACAAAGTTGTCGTCGCAGCAGAGTGCTAGGGCGAGCGCGGCTGTAGGCTGCTCTTTGGTGGCGCGGCAGGTAAGCGCGTACAGGTCCACGTCGAACGCGAAGCACACTTCCTGGCGCAGCTTGTCAGCAAAGGCAATGGTGCAGCCGTTGCTGGTGTGCATGTCCAGGATGTGGCTGGCGGCGGTGTCTTTGCCTGCGCCTGCGTGGCCGGTGAGGCCGATGATGGTGGGGTTGGGCATAGTAAATTCAGGCGGCCGTGGCCGCGCTGTGCTCTTGTTTCGATAGCTGCTCGCGCTCGCCAGCCGTGCGCCGTGGCGCGAATGCAAGGCGAACCACGTAGCCCCGCAGCTCGGGCATGGGCGGAAAGGTCTGTGGGCCGGGGTGCACGCGCAGGCGCTCCAGCTCCACGTGCAGTGGTGTGCCGGCGGTGAGGTCGGCTTTGTGGGCGGCCCAAAAGGCGTGCGCCTTGGGGCCCACCCAGCGGACGCGGTAGGCTGTTTTCTCGTCGCGGCCGTTGTGCGGGTTGCGGCCCATGTTGTCCACCAGCGCCAGATCGAGGTGAAACGCGCCGCCGGGCTCTGCGCCGGGGGTGGGGCGCTGCTTCATCACGAACAGGGTGCCGGTGTGGTGCATGGGGTGTGCTCCTGTGGGGCGTGTGAGTCGCGCTCAGCGGGCGGTGAGGGCGTCTTCCGTCCACCACGCTTCGGTGGCGCGGCCGTCGCTGGCCTTGTAGCGGACGAAGTAGCTGTTGGAGCTGTTGGTGTATTCGGCGCGGCCGACGACGACGCCGGTTTCGCCGGATGCTGTGATGACCACGTCTTGGCCGAGGGTGAAGCGATAGCTGTTCATGGTGTTCTCCTGTGGAGTGGTTGAGGGGGTCGGTTCAAAATTGATAGCTGCGAGCGCTTGACCATCAAGCGTTGGAGGCTGAAATAAGCACAGCCACAATTGCCGCCGCGATGCCTGCCAACCAGGTAGCAAAGCCGATCAGCTCGGCCGTGGTGCCCGGGGTCTCTGCGGTGGCGTCGGTTTGGTCGGGCAGTTCGCAGGCCTGCGGGCAGGGGCACGCATGGCGGCCCTGGCTGCAGCGGTCGGCCCGGCAGGCGGGCGTATGGCGCGGGCGGGCGCGGCGCTCGGTGGTGGCCGTGGTGGCGGCGGTGGTGCTGGTCATTTGAGCCGCCCCAGCAGCACGGCGGCGCCCATGCCCAGGCAGATGCCGATCACCTTGCCGTGCCACCAGCCGGCCGTCCATGCGGCGCGCTCGGTGTCGTGCAGGGTGGGCAGGCGGGTGGGACTGCCAAGGCGCGGGCCTGTGGCGGGCTTGGTGCGCGGGGTCATGCCAGCAGCTCCAAGGGGCGGGCGCTGGCTGCTGCCGCGCCGTGCAGTTCCATGGCGTCGATGCAGGCCATGCCTGCGCTGGTGGCCAGGGCGATGTATTGCAGGCCGGCGCAGCGGATGTGGAAGGGGCGCAGGGTGGGGGCGGTCATGCGGCCACCACTTCTTTGCGCTTGGCCACTTCGACCACTTGCACGTTGAGCCAGCCGGCTTTGCGCGCCAGGTCGGCGCACACCTCGGCAGCGGACTTGACGAAGTAGGGCGATGGGCGCACTGGTTTGCCGTGGCGATTGGCGATCCAGTGTTCTCGGCGGAATGGCTGGCGTTGCGCTTCGGCCTTGCTTGCCTGCAACCTGTTGTGCTCGGCCTCGGCTTCTTCGAGCGCGCCGGGGGGCACGCCGATGACCTTCCAGCCCTTGTGATATTCGTCGGGGGTTGCGGATTTGATGGCGGGCTTGCGCTTTGCCTCGGTCTTGAGACCTTCATTGATGACGTGCCGCGCGATCGGCACGCCGAAGGGGTTCACATAGTCAGTGTCGACGGTTCGCATCGTTCCTCCAAGGCGCCGGGGTGGCGCTTGGAGGTAATTTACCTGCAGGTATATATTGTGTCAATACCCGCGGGTATACCTTGTGCAAGTTGTTGCAATTACACTGAGGCACAGGGAAACAGGAGGGATGTAAATGCGCAAGTTGGAAACGTTCATTGGCGGGTTGCTAGGCGGCTTGTTTTTGATCGCCACGCCTTCTCTTGCGCAGGTGCGCTGCACCATGCCGAATGGCGTGGTGATTGAGCAACGTCTATCCCAGACATGCCCGCAAGGTGCGGTTAAGTCGGAGACGATGGATGGCGCGCCCGCGCCCGTCCGCCAGCAGCAGCTCACGCCGCAGCAGCCGCTCCGAATGGGTGTTGATGGTCGCGCCGTGCAAACAGTCTCAGGGGCCGAATATGGCGACAGCTGGCCATTGACGGTGCACGACGGCGAGATCCGTTGCGTTTTGCCTGTGGCGGGGCGCACTGACGTGCATGGGCTGCTGTTTGTGAACTCAGGGCAGATCTACGCCTTGAACGGAATTGCTCGTTCACACGCGTCCCGCATGGGGTGGAAAGAGCTGGCACCAATATGGCGTGAAAGCCCCACAATTCCCGGCACGAAAGCGGTCGTAACTCCGTTAATCGACCGGGCGCAAGCGTTGTGCGAAGCTGCCCCGCCGCCGATGGCTAGCGCTGCAGCGGTTAGTCCAGTTGCTGCGAAATCGGCGGCAGGTCCTGAGCATTCCTCTGGGCCTCCATATTTCTACATTCTGGTTGTCGCGGGAGTGCTGGCAGCGCTTTTCAAGGCAATGAAGGGTTCGTCGGGAGTTTCTGGGCCAGCTAAGTTTTGCACCACCTGCGGACATGAGGGATCGCCAAAGACAACCACGCGGGGGTCAATGGCGGTCGAGATCGTGCTTTGGTTGTGCTTTTTCGTGCCCGGGCTGGTCTACTCGGTTTGGCGCTTGAGCAGCAAGTACAAGTCATGCGCCAGCTGCGGCGCGCAGACTCTAGTGCCACCAGGATCGCCGGTCGCTGTCGCTACAAAAAAAGCATTGCTCAATAGTCGTGTTAGGCGCGTGGGCGACGAATGAACGGCAGCACGTTGCTGTGCCGCTTATGCGGCAGCACTTTTCTGCTTGGTCATCTCGTTCTCCCATCGTGTGACCAGAACATCAAGGTGCTTGTCGATCTCGGACAGGGCGGGCGGCATGCCTTGCTGGCTGTAGTACTGGCGAAGGCGTTTGATGCGCTGATATGTGACGATGGTAAAGGGCCAGTCCGCCGGCGCTTGTAAGCGCGCCCGCTCGTCCGGGGTTTGCTCGCTGACTACATGTTTGGCGCCTGCAGCCGGGGGCGCCCCGTAAGTTGCCTTGACTTCCTTCGGGAGTGCGGTGCCGATCGGCGCATCAAACCAGCCTGAGGGCAGGTCGAACGCAGCGACAATTTTCCGCATCGTCACCACGCCGAGGTTTTTCCTTCCGGCCTTGCCGGCAGGGTACAGAAGCCGAGAAACGTAGTCGGGCGATACGCCCACGCGCTCCGCAAACGCAGCCTGCGTAAGGCCTGCGGTCGTTAAAAGTTCCTGCAGTCGCAAGCGCCAGTGTTCTGTGAAATTCATTGAACGCTGATTGTGAATAGCGCATACCGCTGGGTAAATGTGCTGCAGGTATTGCTTTTGATGTTTACCTGCGGGTATAGTCTCAACCATGAGACACCTTTTGGAATACCTGAACAGCCTGCCCGTGGCTGAACAGGCTTCGTTTGCGCAGCGCTGTGGAACCACGGTCGGTTACCTGCGCAAGGCGGTTTCTGTCGGGCAACTTTTGAAGGTCGTCGTGTGCGTCAGCATCGAACGCGAAACCCGAGGCCTGGTGACCCGCCAACACCTCCGCCCTGACGACTGGCAAGACATTTGGCCTGAGCTCGCCGATTCTGAGCAAAAACAGCCCTCTGCGCTTGCCCAGCAAGCGCGAGGCGCTATCAATTCCGAAGTGCAGGAGAGCGCCCATGTCTGACCCCCTCCACCCCAGCCTAGCCGCCTGGGCCGCTAGTGCTTGGGATTGCGATGCGCAGCCACCATCCCAGGCCCCTCGGCCAAGTCTCGCAGCATGCGTGCGGCGGTTGGGTCTGCCCCAGGCCTGTCTGCGAACGCTGCAAGCATGGCTGACATCTCGGCTGTTCGATCTGGCGCCAGCGCACCTGCCGCCATCACCACCCCTCGCAGTACCTCCTGCAGGGTGTTGAGCAGTTCGGCCTGTTGCTTGTTCATGTCCATGGTTTCCCTTTTGTGTGTTGTTTCGTGCCTGCGGGGGTTCAGCGGCCCCGCAGGTGCCTTTATCCCACGCCGCCCTTCCAGCCGCCGCGCTGCCGGGGCTTACTCCTTTCCCCCTCACCACAAGGCCGGTAACGCGCAGACAAGTGCGTTGCTGTTCGTGCGGCGGGGCGGCGTGGCGTCTTTTATTTGTTGAGGTGTTTGTCATGCCTGTGAGTTTGTCCATTGCACCCGGCGCTGCCTATGGCGCCGATGAGGATGTGCCCTCCAGGCCGGTGGGTATGTCGGTTGATGACGCGATCTACCACACGGTGCATGGCTACCCCGGTGGGGTGGCGGCCCTGGCTGCGCGCATGGGGGTACCAGCCAATACCCTGACGCACAAGGCCAACCCCAACACCACCACGCATAGCCTGCGCCCGAACGAGCTGGTGGCCATGCAGTACCTGAGTGGGGATGCGTCTGTACTGCATGCCATGGCCGCAGCCTTGGGGTATGCGTGCGTACCTGTGGGGGAGCAACAGGCAGGGGGTGACCCTGTCGAGGCCTTCATGCACCTGCAGACCAGCTATGCCGACCTGGTGCGGGCCATTGCGGACCCACTGGCACGCATGAGCGCAGAGCCTGACCGCATGGTGACAGGTGCCGAGATGCGCCGCGCTGACCGTTGTGCCGGTGACCACCACAGTACTGTCGATGGCGCTCTGGCCGCATTGCGTGGCCACATGCGACCCGAGCCCAAGGCTGCGCCATGAGCACTGTGCGCCCCACCTCCCCGTGGTTTGGTGCACGGGCTTCACGCGCCGCGCGCTCGGTTGCGGCAGCGCGCGATGGACGAAGCGAGGGGCACCCCGGCTTCGGGTCCTTCCTCCTTCCCTCGGATGAGGGTAATTCGCGCCCGTCGAGGTGTGTAGTCAGCGAGGCTGTGGGTTACTGATGGCCTCGAACTACGACGACGTGCTGGCCCAGCTGCAGGGCGCTGGCCTGCTGGTCGACAGCCTGGATGTGGGCCGCCTGCGCCGCTGCAAGGTGGATGGCGACCGCGAGCGGCGCGGCTGGTACCACCTGCACGAGATCCGCCTGCCCAATGGCGACGACCTGATCGTCGGCAGCTATGGAGTGTGGCGCGGTGCCGAGAACAACGCCACCAAGGTGGAGCTACGCAAGGCCGAAATCAGCAGCGAGCAGCGCGAGAGCCTGCGCAAGCGGCTGGCCGAAGACAAGCGCCGCAGCGAACTGGCCCGCAAGGCCGACGCAGCGCGCGCCGCCGAGCGCGCCACCAAGGCCTGGAAGGGCTGCACCGAGCAGGGCGACTGCGAGTACCTGCACCGCAAGGGCGTGCGTGGCCATGGCGTCCGGTTTTCTCCCCAGGGCGCGGTGGTCATCCCTATGCTTGACGTGGCGGGCAACATCCATGGCCTGCAGATCATCCGGGGGCGCAAGCCAGGCCAGCAGGCCCGCCGCCTCGAAAAAGAGTTCTGGCCCGCGGGTCTGGTGAAGAAGGGCCACTTCCACCAGCTGGGCATGCCCGGGGGATCCCCGGTCATCCTGGTGGGCGAGGGCTACGCCACCTGCGCCACAGTGTTCGAGGCCACGGGCCTGCCGGTGGCCGTGGCCTTCGACGCCGGCAACCTGGCGCCCGTGGCCGCTGCCCTGCGCAAGCGGTACAAGCAGGCCAACATCCTCATCCTGGCAGACGACGACGCATTCAGCGAAGGCAACCCCGGCGTGACGTGCGCCAGCGCCGCCGCCATGGAAGTGGGCGGCGCCTTCGTGGCCCCCTTGTTCGCCGACGACGCCGGCCGCCGCGCCGCCTTCGACACCAAGGGCACTAAGCTCAGCGACTTCAACGACCTGCACCTGCTCGAAGGCCTGCACGTCGTGCGCACCCAGGTAGAGGCCCGCCTCCTGGCATTAGGCTGGCGCACAGTGCAGGCGGCCGCGCGTGCAAAGCAGCCGCAGGGGGAAGGGGTCGACCCGGTCAACGCGCCATTGCGGCCCATTGAATCCCTTGACGAACTGCTCGAACGTTACGCCCTGGTGTACGGGCAGGGTGGCACGGTGTTTGACCACCAAGAGCACTGCCTGGTGGCCCTGGGCGACATGCGCGATGCCTGCCTGACCCGCGACCTGCACCGCACGTGGGCCGAACACCCCGACAAGCAGCTGGTACGCGTGACCGAAGTGGGTTTCGACCCCGCGGGCACCGACCCCAACATTCACTGCAACCTGTGGTCGGGCTGGCCCACCACGCCCCAGGCCGGCAACTGCGAATACCTGCTCGACCTGCTGCGCTACATGTGCGCGGGCGACAGCAAACCCGAAGAACTATTCCAGTGGGTGCTGCGCTGGCTGGCCTACCCCATCCAGCACCCCGGCGCCAAGATGAAAAGCACGCTGGTCATCCACGGCCCCCAGGGCACCGGCAAGAACATGTTCTTCGAGGCCATCATGACCATCTACGGCAAGTACGGCCGGGTCATCGACCAGAGCGCCATCGAAGACAAGTTCAACGATTGGGCCAGCCGCCGCCTGTTTCTCATCGCCGACGAAGTGGTGGCCCGATCGGACCTGTACCACATCAAGAACAAGCTCAAGGCCTTCATCACCGGGGAATGGATCCGCATCAACCCCAAAAACATGGCGGCGTATGAAGAACGCAACCACGTGAACATGGTGTTCCTCAGCAACGAGGCCATGCCCGTGGTGCTGGAAGAAGACGACCGCCGCCACGCCGTCATCTGGACGCCCGAGAAGCTCTCCCGCGACTTCTACGCCGGGGTGCAGCGCGAAATCGAAACCGGCGGGGTTCAGGCCCTGCACGACCACCTGCTGCACCTGGACTTGGGCGACTTCAACAACGCCACGCTGCCGCCCATGACCGATGCCAAGCGCGAGCTGATCGACCTGAGCCTCGACAGCCCAAGCCGCTTCATGCTGGCGTTCGAGGCGGGCGATGTAGAGGGCTTCCCTGGCAAGCACACCCCCCGCCTGCTGTCCCCCATGCTGGGCCAGGACCTGTACGAGCTCTACTGCGCCTGGTGCAGCAAGGTCGGCCTCAAGTCCCTCAACCAGCCGCGCTTTGGCAACGCCCTCATGCGCAAGCACGGCGCCGTGGTGCACCGCAAGCGGTACGAGATGGAAATCGGCACCAAGGGCCCCAGCGCCATCACCTACCTGCCCGGCGGGCACGAGCTACCCCCAGGCCGCAGCGAAGTCGAATGGCTGGGCGACCGGCTGCAGGTGTTCAAGACCGCGCTCAAAGACTTCAAGAGCTTGGGGGGTGGCTACGCATGACCACCTGCACCCCATTTCAGCCCGGTTTGTGCGGTATGTGCGGTGTCCTGTGCGGTATGCCGTGCGGTATCAAACCCGCATGGATATTGGGCTGTGCGGTATGTGCGGTATCAACCGCCACAGGGGCGGGCGGGCGCGTGCAGGCAGGCGTGCGCACACCCATGCAGGTGCGCACACACGCTACGTCAACGGATACCGCACATACCGCACATACCGCACACCCCTTACGAATCAAGCACTTACACGTTTGCCCATACCGCACAACACACCCCACATACCGCACAAAAGAAAAGATGACTGAAAAAAATACAAAAGCAGTGATCCGGTGCACCCCTGAAAACGCCGCCGACATGCGCGACCTGGTCAAGCGCTGGCCCCAACTCGACACCCTGGTGCGCGGCCTGCAAGCGCAAGGCATGTTCCCCGGCCTGCGCAGCCTGCAAATCACGCTTACCGGCGACGAAAAACAGGTAGCCAAGGGGTTGGCAGGGGTCATGCCTGAAAACGCGCCAAACGCCGTTTTTTCTTCACTGAACGCGAAGGGGTAGCTATGAGGCTCGAACTCAGGGTTGAAAACCTGGAAAAGGTCAGTGAGGCGCTGAAGCGATTAAGTGGGCCGCAAGCCAGGCAGGCATATGCCAACGCGATGAACGACGCGGGTGCGCAGCTGCGGACTGCCATGAGCGCCGAGTATCGAAAAGTGTTCGTCAGCCCTACCGAATACATCGTCAAAAGTCCCTGGGTCACGAAGGCAACGGCCACCCGACTATCGGTTGCCGTTGGGCCTCGCAACAACAGAAGGTCGGGCATTGACCCGCAAAAGATTTTGCAGGCCCAAGAGTTCGGGGGGCGCAGGCGCGACAAACGCTTTGAAGTTGCGTTGCGCGCTCTTGGGGTGCTCCCCAGCGGTATGCAAATAGCACTGCCAGCAGAGCGTTACGGAGGGCCCTATCCAGGCAGCGACGACGGCAACGGCAATTTCGATGGGAACTTTGTCAGAAAGCTGCTGGCATACCTGAAGACGAACGCGGCAGCGGTGGCTGCCATGAAAAAGCCAGCGCGAAACAAGGCACTGAAAAAATACCAGTTCACAACCAACATCCGAACGCGACGAGAAATAAAGCTGATGGATGGTCGTGAGTGGTTCGTCTCGGACGGAAGAAATCGGCTGGGTCCAGGTATATGGGTGCGGGGCGAAGGCCAGTTCCGTTGCGCTGTTGCCTTCGTATCGCCCGCGGTCTATACCAAGCCAAAGCTGAGCATGGAAAAGATCGAGAAGGACGCTGATCTGCAGGACTATTTCGACCGCCGGGTTCGTCGTCGCGTCCGCAATCTGGCAGAGGGTAAGCCTGCATGACCCAGCCCGCCGACAACCTCCTGACCCCCCGCGCGTTCGCCGAACGCATGGGCTACAAGCCCAACTACGGAAACCAGCTGCTCAAGGATGGCCGCCTGGTGCTCGCCCCCGACGGCAAGCACGTGCTGCTGGCCGAAAGCATCGCCCGGTTTGAGGCCACCAAAGACCCCAGCCGCCAGGGCGTGGCAGACCGGCATGCGGCGGGGCGGGCAGGGCAGGGGGGTGCAGCGCCGTCTACCGCCCCGCCGGCCGAAGCGCCACCGCCTAGCGACCCCGCCGCGCCCGACGACGCGCCCATGTACGACTTCCACAACGCCAAAGCCAAGCGCGAGCACTGGGCCGCAGAGCGCGAGCATGCCGCCTACCGAAAAGAGGCGGGCGAGCTCATCGAAATCACCGCCCACATTGCCGCCATGGCCGACGTGGGCGCCACCGTGCGCGCCAAGCTCGAAGCCTGGGGAAGCACCCTGCCGCCGTTACTCGCGGGACGCGACGAAGACACCATACGCGCCACGCTGGCCGACCAGGTCGAGCTGGTGCTACGCGCGCTGGCAGACCGTGCGCAGCGGCACGCAAGCGGGGGGCAAGTTTCTGTATGACAACAACCTCAAACGCTTATCCATCAAGCGCAGGTAGCTATGAGGGTGATAGCGACTTCGCTACCCCGGAGCGTGGCTACCGCGCCTTCGCCCGCGCCATAGCGCCGCGCAAAGCACTCACCGTCAGCGAATGGGCAGACACACCCGGCAATCGCGTTCTCTCCAGCAAGGGCAGCGCCAAAACCGGCCAGTGGAGAACTGCCGACAACCCGCCGCTGCGCGAGCCCATGGACTGCATGAGCGCCCGCAGCACCGTGCGCGAGGTGGCGCTGATGTTCCCCATCCAGTTCGGCAAAACCGAGGTGGCCATCAACGCCCTGGGCTACTGCATGGATCACGACCCCGGCCCGGTCATGGTGTGCCTGCCCGGCGAGGTGTCCATGAACAAGTGGGTTGCGCAAAAGCTCAACCCCGCAGTGGACGAATCCCCCGCCATGAAGCGCGCCCTCACCAGCGTGGCCAGCCGCGATGCGGCCAACACCCGCACGTTCAAGGACTTTGCCGGGGGCCAGCTCTACATCGAACACGCCGGTTCACCCAGCCGCCTCAAGTCCACCACCGTGCGCACGCTGCTGGTCGATGAGGTCGATGAATTCGCCAACAACCTCACCGGCGGCGACGATCCGCTCGAAATGCTCAACGGCCGCACCAGCGCGTTCCCCTCCACCTTCAAGCGGCTCTATATCAGCACGCCGCAGATCAAGGGCCTGAGCCGCATCGAGCAGCTGTGGGCCAAAAGCGACCAGCGCCGCTACCACGTTCCATGCCCGCACTGCGGCCACATGCAGCACCTGCAGTGGGCCGGCCTGGGCTGGACGCCTGATGCCAGCCAGTGCTGGTACACCTGCCAGGAGTGCGGCGCCACCATCGACGAGCACCACAAGCAGGCCATGATCGCCGCGGGCGAATGGGTGCCCGGCAACCCTGGTGCCAAGGTGCGCGGGTACCACATCAACTGCCTCTATTACCAGTTCGGCCTGGGGCCCCGCTGGCTTGACCTGGTGGAAATGTGGCGCGAAGCGCAGAACGACCCCGCCCGCCTCAAGACCTTCGTGAATGACCGCCTGGCCGAGCCCTGGGAAGACGCCGCCATGCGCGCCGTGCGCCACAACGCCATCGCCGACCGGGCAGAGCCCTACAAGCTGCGCACCGCCCCCATGGGCGTGTGCTACATCACCGCCGGGGTCGACACGCAAGACAACCGCCTGGCTGTGCACATCGTCGGGTGGGGCGCGGGCATGGCGTTCTGGACGCTCGACTACATCGAACTGCCCGGCGACCCTGCCGACGAGCCGGTGTGGGTGGCCCTCACCGAGCTGCTCAACACCCCCATCCAGCACGCCAGCGGCGCCACCCTGCGGGTCGAGGCCTACGCCCACGACATGGGCGGCCACCGCACAGAGGCCGTCAAGCACTACGTGCGCCAGCGCCGCGTGCGCCGGCCCATGGCCGTCTTTGGCGCCACGGCCAACAACGCGCCCGTGCTGGGCAAGGGCAAGATGGCCGATGTGGACTGGCGCGGCCGCCTCGACAAGCGCGGCGTGCTCACCTACCAGGTCGGCACCGTGGCTGCCAAGCACTGGCTGTATGGGCGCCTCAGCACCGACGCCGAAAAAGACAGCGCCAGCCGCCTCACCCATTTCAGCGAAGACCTCGATCCCAGCTTCTTCGCCGGCCTGGTCAGCGAAACCTACAACCCCGCCAAAAACCGCTTCGACAAGCGCCGCGGCGCGCGCAACGAGCCGCTCGACACCTGGGTGTACGCCTACGCCGCCGCCCACCACCCCGAGCTGCGCCTGCACCGCCACACCCGCTCCGACTGGGAGCGGGCCGCCGCCAGATTGCAAGCCAAATCAGACCCCAGCGCTTTACCAATAAGCGCTGATAGCTCTGAAAACGATAGCACTCCAGCGCTGCCCGCCCCCGCGCCCGCCGCAAAAACCACCGTCGCAGGCCGCCGCGCCCGCTTCTACGTCAACAAGGTTTGAACACCCATGGCATCTGAATTCGTCGCCGACTCTGCCGAGCGCATCGTTACCATCGCCCGGGCGCTGGGGGTCAGCACCGAGGTGGCGGGCAAGATCGCCAACGAGTGGCAGGCCGGCGTCATTGCCGACTGGGGCGGCGAGCGGGCCTACGTGGGCAAGTCCAACGACAAACAGCGCGCCGCCTCCCGCCTGCGCACGGCGGTGGTCAACGACTTCCGCGCAGGCGAGCGCCCCCCTGCCATCGCCCGCAAACACGGCATCAGCGTGCGCACCGTGTGGCGGTTTGTCGGCAAGGTGTGACACGCCGTGCCTTAACAGTGGCACGGTGCGGGGTGCATCGTCCGCGCCATGGCGCAAACCCCCACCACCGAACCCGCCAGCCTGCAGGCCGGCGACACCCTCCGCTGGCAGCGCACGCTGCCCGACTACCCCGCCAGTGAAGGCTGGGTACTCTCCTACCGGCTCATCAACGCGCAGGGCAAGCTCGACATTGTGGCCACCGCCGAAGGCGACGACCACTTGGTCAGCGTGTCTGCCGCCACCAGTGCCACCTACCCCCCGGGCGACTACACCTACACCGCCCAGGTCACCCGCAGCACCGACCGCTACACCGTAGACCGGGGCAGCATCACCGTCAAAGCCGACTGGGCCGCCGCTGCCGACGGTGCCGACGCGCGCACCCCCGCGCAGCGCGCCCTGGCCGACCTCAAGGCCGCGCTGCTGCGCTGGCTCTCCAGCCAGGGCCACGTGCAAGAGTACGAAATCGCCGGCCGCCGCATGCGCTTTGCCAGCGCGTCCGACATTCGCCAGCGCATCGCCCTGGCAGAGCGCGAAGTCGCCGCCGATGCCAATGCCGGCAAGCCCGTGGCCCGCCGCGTCCTGGTGAGGTTCTGACCATGAGCGCTGACAAATTCATCCACGCCCAAAGGCTGGCCGCCAACAAAGGCTCCCGCGTGCTCGCGCAGTTCAACGCCGAGCGCGAAGCCGCACGCGCCATGCGCGCCGCAGGCCTTCCCCTGCCAGGCCGGGGCGCCACGCGCGGCCCGTTCCTGGCCGCCACACACGACCGGCTCACCGCGTCCTGGCTGGCCGGCTCCCGCGCCATCAACGACGAACTGCGCTCCGACCTCGACGCCCTCCGCGCCCGCGCCCGCGACCTCGCCAAAAACAACGGCTACGCCCGCAAGTTCCTGCGCATGGTCTCGCGCAACGTGGTGGGGCCGGTGGGCTTCACGCTGCAGGCCCGCGTGCAGGATGGCCCGGGCAAACCCGACAGCCTGGCCAATGCCGCCATCGAAGCCGCCCACTACCGCTGGGCAAAGCGCGGCAGCGCCGAAATCACCGGCCGCATGAGCCTTGCCGACGCTTGCCGAGCCACCGTCATGGCCGCCGCCCGCGACGGCGAGGCCCTGGTGCGATTCATTCGTGGCTCTCAGGCGCGCAACCCCGAAGGCTTTGCGCTGCAGCTGCTCGACGTGGCCCGCATCGACACCGCCAAAAACCGCGCCCCCACCAGTGGCGCGAACGCCATCATCATGGGCGTGGAGGTGGACGAGTTCCAGCGCCCCCTGCAGTACTGGCTCAAGGACCGCGCCGACAGCAGCACGGGCACCAGCAAGCCCTACCCCGCAGCCGACATGCTGCACGTGTACCTGCCCGAAATGGCCGAACAGGTGCGCGGCATCCCCTGGATGCACGCCGCCATGCTCGACACGCACGACCTGGGCGAGTTCAACCGCAGCGCGCTGCTGGCCGCCCGCAAGGGTGCCGATACCCTGGGTTTCATCGTCAGCCCGGACGGCAACGCGCCCCCCACCGACGACACCGAAGACGGCGTGCCCGTCAACATCAGCGCCCCCGGCACCTTCGACGTGCTGCCCGAGGGCTACGACATGAAGCCGTTCGAGAGCCCGTACCCCAACGAGGTTTTTGACCCCTTCACCAAGGCCATCATGCGGCGCATCGCCAGCGGGCTGGACGTGGCCTACAACGGCCTGGCCAACGACCTGGTGGGCGTGAACTACAGCAGCATCCGCGCGGGCGTCATTGAAGAACGCGACCAGTGGATGACCCTGCAAAACTGGTTCATCGACGCACTGATGGAGCCCATCTACACCGAGTGGTTCGCCCGCGCCATGACGGCCGGCACCATCACCATGCCCAACGGCAGCGCGCTGCCCGTGGGCAAGGCTGCCAAGTTCGCCGCGCACGAATGGCAGGGCCGCCGCTGGAGCTGGGTCGACCCCACCAAAGACATCGAAGCCGCCCGCCTCGAAATCAAAACCGGCATCGCCAGCCCGCAAATGATCGCCGCGCGCAACGGCGTCGATGTGGAGGACGTCATCAAGTCCATCGCCGCATTCGAGGCCATGGTGGCCGATGCCAAGGTCACGTTGATCGACTTCAGCAACGGCGGCAGCCAGCCAGGCGCCACACCGGCGCCACCGCCCACGCCCGAACCGTGACACGTCTTGCCTTAACAGTGGCACGGTTTCAAAAACACACTCCCTCCCCATGAGCAGCAACCCACTCAAGACCATCAAGCCCGGCACCACGGTGCACCGCGCCTTTGTGGTGGACCGTGCCGCCATCAACGAAGAAGCCCGCACTGTGGAGCTGGCTTTCAGCAGCGAGACGCCTTACGAGCGCTGGTGGGGCGTCGAGGTACTCGACAACACTCCATCGGCCGTGCGCCTGGGCCGCCTCACTTCCGGCGGCCCGCTGCTCATGGACCACGACACCCGCGACCAGATTGGCGCGGTCGAATCTGTCCGCATCGACGCCGACCGGGTAGGTCGCGCCGTGGTGCGCTTTGGCAAAAGCGCGCGGGCACAGGAGGTGTGGCAAGACGTGCAGGACGGCATTCGCCGCAATGTCAGCGTCGGCTACGCCATCCACAAGGCCACCCTTGTGGAAACCAGCGACACAGGCCTGGACACGTACCGCGTCACGGACTGGGAGCCGCTGGAAATCTCTCTCGTTTCTGTCCCCGCTGACGCAACCGTCGGCATCGGCCGCAGCGCCGCTGACGGCGGTGACAACCCCATTCAAAACCTCACCCCGGAGAAATCCATGACCGAAGCCACCACGATCCCGGCCGCCCCTGTCGACCACGCCGCCATCGAGCGCGCAGCCGCCGAACGCGCCGCGCAGGACTACACCAAGCGCGCCGCCGACATCATCGCCATCGGCGAAATGTTTGCCAAGCACGGCGGCGAAAAGCGCGCCTCCGAAGCCCTGCGCGCCGGCAAAACCGTCGAGCAGTTCCGCGCCGACATGCTGCAGCACATGAGCACGCAGCCTGTGCCTACGGCTGACATTGGCATGAGCGACAAGGAAGCGCGCAGCTACTCCATGGTGCGCGCCCTCAACGCCATGGCCAACCCCGGCGACCGCAAGGCGCAAGAGCTGGCCGCGTTCGAGCGCGAAGCCTCCGAGGCCGTGGCCGCCAAGCAAGGCCGCGCCGCCCGCGGCTTCTACGTGCCCTCCGAAGTGCAGCGCCGCGACCTGACCGTGGGCACCGCCACCGCTGGCGGCCACACCGTCGCAACCAACCTGTTGGCCGCCAGCTTCATCGAGCTGCTGCGCAACAAGATGGCCATCACCGGCTTGGGCGCCCAGTTCCTCACCGGGCTGGTGGGCAACATCGCCATTCCCCGCCAGACCGGCGGCGCCACGGCGTACTGGGTGGCTGAATCCGGCGCGCCCACCGAGTCACAAGCCGCATTCGACCAAGTCACCATGTCGCCCAAGACGGTCGGCGCGTACAGCGACATCAGCCGCAAACTGCTGCTGCAATCCAGCATGGATGTGGAAGGCTTCGTGCGCAACGACCTCGCCACCGTGCTGGCCCTGGCCATTGACCTGGCTTCCATCAACGGCTCCGGCGCCAGCAACCAACCCACCGGCATCCTGGCCACCAGCGGCATCGGCGACGTGGCTGGCGGCACCAACGGCGCTGCGCCCACCTGGGCGAACATCGTTGAGCTGGAGTCTGACGTTGCCATTGCCAACGCCGACGTGGGCACCATGGGCTACCTCACCAACGCCAAGGTGCGCGGCAAGCTCAAGACCACCAGCAAGGTCAGTGGGCAAAACGGCTTCATCTGGGAAGACGGCATGCTCAACGGCTACACCGCCGCCGTGTCCAACCAGGTGCCCAGCAACCTCACCAAGGGCAGCTCTGGCGCTACCGCCTCGGCCATCATTTTCGGCAACTGGGCCGACCTGATCATCGGCCAGTGGGGCACGCTGGATCTGATGGTGGACCCCTACAGCAACAGCACCAGCGGCACCGTGCGCGTGGTGGCCCTGCAAGACGTGGACATTGCCGTGCGGCACGCCGTGTCGTTCAGCGCCATGCTCGACGCCCTGACGGTGTAAGACAGGTTTCACCACCATGAAAATCCTGCCCACCCGCACCATGCGCCTCGGCGGCCGGCGCGTCGAAGCCGGCAAGGCTGTGGACGTACCCGACGCAGACGGCGCCCTGGCACTGCGCCACGGCTGGGCCGTCAAGGCCCCCGCCACCAATGCCAAAGCCGACGCTGAAGCGAAGGCCAAAGCCGACGCTGAAAGCGACAAGGGCTGACCCATGTTCGCCGAAGACCTCGCGCCCTTTTTCAGCGACGGTGACTTTGCCACCCTGGCAACCATCGACGGTGAAAGCGTGCGCGTGATCTTCGAGCAGCCCTTTGCCGACCCCTTCGGCCCCGCTGTCGATGCCACCCAGCCGCAATGCTGGGCGCCCAGCGACACCGTGGCCCAGGTTCGCCAGGGCACGAACGTCACCATCGACTCGCGCGCCTACCGGGTAGACCGCGTCGAGCCCGACGGCACCGGCATCAGCCGCCTTGTTCTGTACCCCATCGCCTAACCACCATGCTCGCCCTAACCGCCCCCCTCAAGGCCCGCCTGCAGGCACTGCCCCAGCTCACCGGCTGGGCAGTGCGCACGGGCACCGAGGACGCCGACCGCACCGTCGTGCCTGCCGCCGATGTGCGCTGCGCGGGTGCGAGCGTGCCCGATGTGAAGCAGGGCGCCGTGATGGTTCAGGCCGTCTGGCAGGTCACGCTGGTAGTGCGCCGCGGCGACCAGGCTGCCGAGCAGCTCGACGCAGCCCTGTCGGCCGTCATTTGCGCCGTGCAGGGCTGGAAGCCCGGCCTGTGCGGCGGGCGAGGCTGGGAGCGTTTCAACCTCGCCTCCGTCACCGAGGCCCAGTACGCCAGCGAAGGCATGGCGGGCTACGAACTCACCTTTACCACCGCTGCCAGCTACACCAGCGCGCAGCTGTAACCCAACACATTCACCCATCGGAGATCGCCATGGCCCTGATCCACGAAGAACAGAAATACACCATCCCGCGCGGCCGCGCGTACTTCGACCCCGAAGACGCCAACGGCGCGCTGACTGGCGAAATCGAACTGGGCAACTGCCCTGAAGTCACGGTCACCATCTCCACCGAGAAGGCCGAGCACTTCTCATCCATGACCGGCCTGCGCGAGAAAGACGCCTCCGTGGTGGTGCAGATCGACCGCACCGGCACGCTGGTCTGCGACAACATGAAGGCCGAAAATTTCGCGCTGTGGCTCTCAGGCACCACGACTGCTATGAGCCAGTCGGCCACGCCGGTCACCGCCGAAATGCGCACCGTCATCCCGGGCCGCTTCTACCAGCTGGGCGCCACCTCGGCCAACCCCCTGGGCGTGCGCAACGTGACCGCCGTCACCGTCAAGGACGAACCCGGCACCACCACCTATGCCGCAGGCACGGATTACAACGTGGACCTGGAAACGGGCCGCGTGCAGATCATTGTGGGCGGGGCAATCACTGCGGCCGAAGAAGTGCAGTTCGGCTACACCCCGGTGGCCTCCACCTTCGAGCGCGTCACCACCGGCTCGGCATCCGAGATCCGCGGCGCCCTGCGCATCGTGTCGGACAACGCCACGGGCGGCGACCGCGACTTCTTCATGCCGCGCGTCACGCTCACGCCCGATGGCGACCTGCCCATCATCGCCGAGGGCACCGACTTCGTGCAGCTAAGCTTTGGCCTCGAAGTGCTCAAGTCTGCCAACGCCGAAGCCATCTACTGCGACGGCCGCCCCGTAGCGTAACCCGCCACCCACCCACGGCGCCCAGCGCGCCGTGCGCATCCAACGCCTCCCTGTGCCGCTGCCAAAGCGGCGGCACATGAAGCCGCTGCATTGCCCAAACGGTTCCATCACACCCGCCTACCACCATGGCCTTCAAGCCCATTGAGATCCTGATCAACGCCAAGGACGGAGCGAGCGCCGTCTTTGATCGCGTTCGCGGTGGTCTGTCATCCATTGGCGAGTTGGCTAATAGCTTGGCCGGGCGCATCGCCGCAGTGTTTGCCATTGGCAGCATGGCGCAGGCAGCTGCCGATATCGAGACGCTGCAGGCGGGTCTCAAAGCAGTAAGTGGCAGTGCAGAGCAGGCAGCCAGTGACATGGAGTTCGTGCGGCGCATGGCCAGCGCTGCTGGGGTGGATGTGGCCGAGGCTGGCCGGGCGTTCCTGAGCCTAAGCGCCGCCACCAAAGGCACTGCAGTGGAGGGCGAGGCAACTCGTCAGGTGTTCGAGGCGGTAGTCAACGCCATGGCGAAAGCCGGCAAGAGTAGCGCTGAAACCTCCAATGCATTGCAGGCCCTTGCGCAAATGGCGGGCAAAGGCAAAGTGCAGATGGAAGAGCTGCGCGGCCAGCTCGGCGAGGCACTCCCGGGCGCGCTGAATGCCGCCGCCAAAGGTCTCGGTATCACCACGAACGAACTTTCCGAACTGGTGGAGCAGGGCAAGATCGCAGCAGAAGACCTGTTCCCTGCGCTCGCAAAGGGATTGAACGACCTATACGGCTCGGCTGGCGGCGCGCAAACCCTCGCCCAGGAGCTGGCCAATGTTAAGAACGCCTTCTCCGATATGGCGGCGAACATCGGTGAATCTGGTGGGTTGTCGGCACTCAAGACCGGTGCAGAGATCGCACAGGCTGCACTCGTTCTTCTGGATGTAACGCTGGTTGCGACTGGCAAGAGCATAGGCGTCCTGATAGCGGCTATCGCGAACTGGGATGTAAGCGGCCTCAAGCAATCTTTTGCTGAAATCGAAAAGGAGGCCAAGGACAAGCTGTTGAAGGCTTCAGTCCACAACGATACGCTGCGTGCGTCACTGCAAAGCACTGGCGATCAAGCAGTTATTGCTGCGGTGGCACAGCAGCAGGCTGGCGACGCAGCCGCCCAGGCCGGGGCGAAGGCAGGTGCAGCTGCAGACCTGTGGATCAAGCTCAATGCCGGTTACTCCCAGGTGCTCACCAGCGTGCGCGATCAGATCGCAGCTGTTGAACGCGCGGTGTTGGCCCGCGAGGCCGAAGGCAAGGCGGCGGTGGCGCTGGCAGCCGCTTTTGGCACAGAAACCGAGAAAAGAGAGGCGCAGGTTGCCGCGGCGGAGGCCAACGCGGCGGCTTTGGAAGAGCTTGCGCGACTGCGCCAGACAGAGCTGGCCACCATGCAGGCCCAGTTCGCCGCGCTGAAAGCAGAGGCGGAAGAGCGTGGAAAGATCAGCATCGAACGAGCAAAACAGCTTGCGGAGCTGGAAAAGCAAATCGCCTTGCGCCAGCAGGATGCGGATAAGGCGATTGCTCAGGCGCAAGCTGCTCGGCTGGTAACCGAGCAGGCTCGCGCCCAAGCCGAAGCGCTTGCGGATAACTCGGCGCGTGTCGAGGAAATGGCCGCTGCCTGGGAGCGTGCGAGGGAGGCACTTGATCAGATTCGGGCTGCACAAGCGGCCGGTCTCGCCACGATGGAGCAGGTGGCAAAGGCAGAGCTTGCTGCTGGCCGCGCTGCCGTGATGTACCGAGATGCGCTATCGGATCAGTTGAAGTTTATCAAGGCCAAGGCTGACGCGCAGCGCGCCAGCATTGACCTGGAGGCCGCATCCGTGCAGCTCGCCATGGCCCAGCAAGAGGCGGTCTACCAGTTGGCGCGGGCTCGTGGGGATGAGGCGGCTGCCATGCGGGCTGCGAACGAACTCCGAAAGCTGGAGATCCAGCTGGCAGAGCTCTCAGCAAAGGCCAAGCGCGCAGAAGGTGAAGCGGCGCTCGCAGCCGTGACTGCAAAGCGGGCTGAGCTGGTGGCTGCAGGCCAGCTCACCGAGGCAAAGCGTCTTGAGTTGGACGCTGCCGAAAAGGCAGCCAGGGTCAAACTCAAGGAAGCTGAAATCGCCGAGGTGACCGCCAAGGGTTTGCGCGATCTTGCTGATGTGCACCGCATGTTGGGGTACGAGGCGGGCCGCGCCGCCGTCGGCATTGATTCGGTTAACTCCGCGCTCGGCCGCCAACGCAACGCGCTCGCAAATCAGTCGGATGCCATGGCAGAGATGCTCATGCGCTACACCATGACGGCGGACATGAGCGAACGCCAGATCGATCTGATCGAACGTGAGACGGCGGCTATCGAGCGGCAAAACGAAGCCCGCCGCAAGCGCCTGAATATTGACAAAGAGGGTTACTCCCTCAACACCGCAGGCGAGCGCGCCCTGCAGGGTGAGACCAAAGACCAGATCGACGCCGACATAGCGCGCCGCTACGGCCAGGAAAACGTGGGCAACCCCCTGGCCGAAGAAGCGCGCCAGCTTGCCAAGATCCTGGCGGACATCGCGCAGATCGGCGGGCTCAGCCGCATCGAGTCGGCCGAAAGTGCAAAACAAATCGCAGAGCAGCGCCGCAGGCTGCAGGAGCTGGAGGCGCTGCTGCTGAACGGCGTGGGCGCCAAGCCGTCCGATGGCGATGGCGGCCGGTCGGGCGGTGGCGGGTCGGTCAGCAGGCCGCCGCCAGCACCACGTGCGCCATCCGGCGGCCCGTCTACTTCTGGCGGGTCCGGCATCAGCGGGGGCGCTGGGTTCGGCGGTGCACCGTCGCCGCAGCCGCAATTGAATGTCGTCATCAATCTCAACGGCGTCACCGATCCCGCAAAGGTCGCCCGCCTGATCGAGCCCGAGCTCAAGCGCTTGAGCGCATTGGCCCGCTGATCGTCCGCACCGCCCACCACACCCAACGCACCCATGACCTCCGTACAGCGCATCCTCTCTGGCCGCCACAACAAGGCACGCACCGCCGCGCTGGTGGCGTCCAGCGTGCGCGCCAGCACCGCCATTGAGCGCACCAGCGCCGTGCGCGCTGGTGGGGGCCGGGTGCTGCTGAGCGGTGCGTACACCGGGCACGAGGCCGCGCAGGTCGATATCGAGGTGGTGGCGGCTGGCGGCGTGCCGCGCGCCAGCGTGCCACAGTTTGTGGGCGTGGGCAACGGCGCCCTGCAGGTGCTGGACGTGGACGCAGGCGCTGCGCAGCAGACCTTTACCCTCACGCTGGCGGACCTGGGGGTGCCCACCGCCAGCGCGGGCCTGGACGTGCGCGAGGTGCGCATTCGCGCCAAGGTGGCGGGATCTGGCGGCAACGATATCCGCATCACCGTGCAGCCGCAGCTGGTGCGCACCGCCACGGCCTGGGCCTTGCTGGCCGACTGGCCCGTGGGCAGCGCCACGCAGGCCGGGCCGCAGTGGGACTTTGGCGGCCTGCCGCTGTCCGCCGCGGGCGAGCTGGATGCCAGCGGCCCGCGCATCCAGTTTGGGTTTGACCCCCAGGTGTACCGGCCCTACCGCGTGTTCAAAGATGGCGCCTGGCGCTTTGGCACGTCGCCCGAGCTGCAGCGCAGCGTGGCGATGGGCACGCAGGTTTTCAACGTCACGGGCGGATATGTGGTGACGGTGACCGATGGCACCACCACCGAGACCTATGGCGACACCGTGGCCCTGCAGCCGCCCGTGGTGAGTTTTCATGACCTGCTGGTGGCGCTGGCCGATTCGGCCTTGGTGGAGGTGGCGGGCGTGGTGGCGGCAGACCGCACCATCGGCGGCCAGGCTGCCATTGATGTGCCGCTGCGCACGCAAGCGTGGCTGCTGGCCCTATCCGGCCCCGTCAAGCTCGAAGCGGTGTCGGTGCCGGGTGATGCGCCCACGCAGGCCATCACCGTGCGTTGTGTGAATGCAGATGTTGTGGGCGCGGAGCGCTGGAGCGTGACGGGTGATGTGTCTGGCGTGTTGCCGCAGGCCACCACCGGCACGCCTTACGCCAGCGATGCCGCCAACTTCACGGTGCCGCACATCGTGTCTTCTGGCCTGGGCAGCGGCACCTGGTCATTTAAGTACAACCCGGCCGACCGCCCCGAGGGCGCGGGCCTGCCCAGCGTGTGCGTGCGGCCATTCCGCTTTGGCGCCAACGCGCGCCCGCTCACCGTCACGTTCCGCTATTCCAAGCGCCCCCCTGCAGATTGCAAGTGCACCGACATGCCCACGCCCGTGGTGTCGCTGGAGTGCCTGGGGATTTTTCCCGAAGGAGATGATGCTATGGCCCTAGACCCCGCGCATTTGACGCGGCTGACAACGCTCTATGCGTGGCGCAAAGACTTCCATGCCTCGAAGTGGGCCAAGTATTTCACGGCCGCCAAAGACCTGGACTTTGCTGATCGCGTGACAGGTGTGTTCTCAGCCTGCCTGGCCGAGCTGTACGCAGCCGATACCCCGTCCAGCACCGCGCTCACGGAATGGGACGCCGCCCAGACCGCCATGGACGCCGACCTCGCCGACCTGGAAGGCAACGTCTTCAACGGCGTCGCGGGCCAGAACCTGGTGGAAAGCATAGGCGATGCTGTGCAGGCCGAGGTGGCCATGCCTGAGTACCTGGACAACGCAGGCACGCACACGCAGACGGTGTTCATCACGCAGCAGCTGTCGGTGTCCATTGCCGACCTGGTGCGCAAGTATGAAGCCCGCATGGACTACGTGCGCGTGCTGGCGGGCATCGTCCCAAAATCTGACCCCAGTAGCAGTGACGCGGGCGGCTGCTGGGTTGACCATGGTGGTGACTTCTGGTGGACGGATGTCGACGGTTACTACCTGCCCGCATTTACGAATGAGGCGTACATCAGCGCCCGGCGCAACACCGAAACCCAGGTGGCCTACAGCACCAAGGAATTCGGCTTTGGCCTGGTGGTGGCGTGCCCTGATCGCCTCAAGGTCGGCGACACCATCACCATCCGCATTGAGCAGGTGGACAGCACTCGCCCCTACGCCGTGGGCGACACCGCCACCCTGCAAACCGTGGGGGCCGGTGCCGCATGGCTGACGGGTGGGGTGGATGGCACCGATGAGCTGACCTGGCGCGTGGCGGCCAGCGCGGCCGGGGCGCTGCCCGACTACCTGGTGCCCACCGATGGCACCGCCGCGCCGATGTACAGCCAGGCGGGGGTGGACCTGCAAATCGCCCTGGGCGGCATCCCGTTTGCGCTGGGGGACAAGTTCACGTTTGCCGTGGAGGCTGGGCAATACCGCTGGCGCAAGGACGGTGGCGCGTGGAGCGTGGCGGGCGACATCCCGGCCACCGGCATTGCCGCCTTGGCGGATGGCCTGCAAGCCACGTTTGAGCCCGGCGCCGCACCCAGCTTTGTGGCGGGTGATGCGTACAGCTTCGCCGTGTACCAGCCCAACGCCGCCAGCCACGTGCAGTCCGCCAGCGCCAATGCCTGGGCGTGGGACGGCGCCAGCGCCAGCACCACGCTGGACTTTGGCGCGCCCACCGCGCTGCGCGTGCTGGCCCTGGCCCGCTACAGCCTGCCGCCCGGCGCCACCGCCACCGTGCAGCTCAGCGATGACGGCACCACCTGGGGAGCCGCCGTGGCGCTGGATGTGTCGGGCCTGATCGCGCTGCACACCTTTGCCGAGGGCACCACCGCCCAGGCGCTGCGCGTCAACGTGGCCAGCGCCACGGGCGGCAGCATCGGCTGGCTGTGGGCGGGCGAGCCGCTGGCCACTATCTACAGCGCCAGCACCTGCCAGCCCACGCGCCGCTGGGCTGTGCAGCGCGGGCAGGGCGTCAACGCCGCCGCGCTGTACTCGGGCGCTGGTGTGGGTTGGTCCGCTGAGTGGTCCATTGACGCCAAGCTGGGCGGCTACCTCACCCAGGCCGAGGCCAGCGCCCTGGTGGGCGTGGTGGATTGGGCGCAGCAAAACGATGAGCCGCTGATCTTTGTGCCGCACCACCTGCACCCCCAAGACGCGGCCCTGGTGCGCCCGGCGGATGACGCCATTGAGGTGACAGACGCCATGGAATACCAGCCCAACGACATGGGCGGCCGCAAGCTGCAGGCCCGCCTGACGCTGGACCCGCTCTACACCTGACCCCGCGCACGGTGCCCAGCATGACGCCCACCATCACCATCGCCGCCACGGACGCCTCCAGCGCCTACACGCTGGCCGCACCGGGCAGCGCACAGCCCGCCAGCGGCCTGCTGGTGGACCGCCTGCGCAGCATCAGCACGCTGCAGCGGCCGTTGTCCATCCCGGGCATCGCCGCCGCGCCAGGCGCCAGCATGGACGCCGAGCTGGGCAACGAAGACGGCTACCTGACCACCCTGTGGGGCGCCCGCCCACCTGTGCGCCGCGCCGCCACGGTGGCCGATGCAGCCACGGGTAAAGCCCTGTTCGCAGGCATCATCACCGCCCTGCAGCTGGGCGGCACCCTGCGCCTGACGCTGGAGGCCGGGCTTGACCGCCCGCTGAGCGACAACCTGCCCCTGCGCACCAGCGCTGTGTGGGGCGGCTGGCGCGACGTGCGGGTGCTGCCCTGGGTGTATGGCGCCTGCACCCTGGCGCCCATCCAGTACAGCGACGACCAGCGCGTGTACCTGCTGGCGGACCACCCGATTGCGGGCGTCGATGGTGTGACGCGCGACGACGTGCCCGCCCAGGATTGGGACTGGCGCAACGGCGTTGACAGCACCGGCCGCGCCGTGGCCTTCCTGGAGCTGGCCCAGCCGCTGGCCGAGGGCGAGCGCCTGGCCGCCACTGTGCGCGGGCGCATGCACCCCACCACGGGCGCGCTGCTGCAGACCCCCGCCGAGATCCTGCATGACGTGCTGGCCAACCTGGCCCGTGCGCCTGTGCAGTGGGCCGACCTGGACGATTACCGCACCGAAACCGCCCACATCACCTTGGGCGGCTTGCTGGCCGACAACACCGCCACCATCCGCGCGGCGGTGGATGGCCTCATGCAAAGCGCGGGCGGCGCGTGGTCTGCTGGCATGCCCGGCATTGCCACCACGTGGCCGCCGCTGCCCGATGGCGCGGCGCCCGCCATGCTGGTCAACAAGCTCACCGCGCCCGGCCTGCAGGCCGCCACGGCCGCGCAAGGCGTGTTCACCGTGCTGCGCGTGCTGTACGACTACGACCATGCCGCCCAGCGCTACCGCCGCGCCATCCAGCTGCGTGCGCCCGAGGCGGCCAAGGACTTTGGCGAGCTGGAAATGGAGTGGCCCGCCCCCTGGCTGCGCAGCCCGCGCCATGCCGAGGCCCTGGGCCAGCGCATGCTGGCCTGGCTGGCGCGCCCGCGCTGGCGCGTGACGTGGCAGCAGTCCTATGCCGACGCCGCCACCGGCGCCTGGGTGGAGGTGGATCACCCACTCTCGCCCCTGCAGGGCCGTCACCGCCTGGTGGCCGCAGACCTGGACCTGGCCGCCGCCACGCTGGCCTGCGCCATCGAGGCGCCGGTGGGTGCCGTGCCCGCCATTGAGACCACGCGCCTGTCTACCGCGTTTGAGCCCGTCATTCAGCCTGGCATCACGGTTGAGATCGGGAAGAGTGAAATCATCTTCACGGCCACGGATGAGCAGGGTCGCGCCCTGGCTGGCGCGCGCATCACCCTCAACGGCGGCGCCAGCCGCATTGCCGACGGGGCAGGGCGCGTGTCCTTCCCTGTGCAGCGCGGCCGGCACATGCTGCTGATCGAGGCCACCGGCTACCAGCCGTTTGAGGTGGAGGTAGTTGTATGACCGAGCGGCGCCGCTTTTTCCCCGGCGTGCCCGCGCAGCAAGTGCCGGGCCGCACCGTGGACCTTGCCATGCGGCTGCAGCCGCTGCCGGAGGTGCCCGCCTCGGTGACCGCATCACCTGGTGGTGGCGGTGATGCCGTTGGCCCGGCGCTGCTGATAGAGCCGTGGGACTACACCGCCACGCATGACCTGCTCAACCGCACTTACTCCGACTGGCGTGTCGTGGGCGCTGACGTCGAAATCAGCCCCGAACTAGCGCAACCATTCCGCGCGGTCTACGTGGGAGGCAGTGCGGCACTTGAGTGGGCCTGGACGCTGGATGCCTCGTCCATGCCAGGCACTGAGGGCGTGGATTGGGTGTGGTCTGGCGTCACTGTGCTCGTGCAGGACGGTACCGCCCTGGTGACCGTGGGCAGCGGATGGACGGTGGGCGAAGATTTTGGCTACGCCCTGCTGACCCTTACTGCTTTTGATGGCAGCACGCAGCTCGATTCGGTGGCCATGCGCCTGACCCTGAATCTGTCCAACGAATAGGCCTGAACATGACTGCCTGCAAACCCTCCGAACCCATCGCCCACAAGCGCGGCGCCAGCGTGCACTGGCTCATGCCGATCCCTGGCGCATTCCCCGACGGCCACTTTGTCGGCTGGACAGTGGAGTCCCAGGCTCGCACCGAAAACGACGTATTGATGGGAGCCTTTACGGTCACCTGGGCGGACCCCGTCACCACCCGCACGTTGGTGCTCAAGCTGCTCGATACCACCGCCTGGCCGATCGGCCCCGCGTATGTTGATGTCAAGCTGACCGACCCCGAAGGCTTTGTCCTGCCTACCAGCACCGCAATGTTTTACGTTGTTAAGGATGTGACGCATGACTGATGTCCTTCGCGTCACCCTGCAGCTGCCGCCGGTGCTGCAGCTGAGCCTTGTGCGCCCGCCCGTGGAGGTGAGCGCTGAGATGGTGCAGGCGATTGTTGGCAAGCCCGGCGCGCCCGGCGGCAGCACCTACACCCACGCCCAGGCCATCGCCGCCGCGGTGTGGACTGTGCCGCACAACCTGGGCCGCCGCCCCTCCGTCACCGTTGCCGACCACCTGGGCAACGTGGTGCATGCCGATGTGACCTATCTCGACAACGACCTGGTGCAAGTCACCCACGGCGCCGCAATCACCGGCTTCGCTTACTGCAACTGATCACCCTCCAGCAAAGGACTCGCCATGAAAATCACCAACACATTCGACGCCAACGGGTTCAAGGTCTCGAACCTGCAAGACGGCACCAGCGCGCAAGACGCCGTCACCAAGGCCCAGCTCGATGCCGCCGTGCAGGGCTGGAAGTGGAAAGATCCGGTGCGTGCGGCCACCACGGCCAACATCACCCTATCTGGCGCACAGACGATCGACGGCGTGAGCGTGATCGCCGGGGACCGCGTGCTGGTCAAGAACCAGAGCGCGGGCGCCGACAACGGCATCTACGTGGCCGCCTCGGGCGCGTGGAGCCGCGCTGCAGACTACGACGCAGCGAGCGAGCTGGTCGGCGGAACAGTGTTCGTGTCCGAAGGTACGGCCAACGGCAACAGCCAGTGGACCATGACCACCGACGCGCCCATCACCCTGGGCACCACTGCCCTGGTGTGGACGCAGGCAGGCGGCGGCACCAGCTACACGGCGGGCAACGGCATTGGGATTTCCGGCGGGGTGATCTCCGTGGACCCGGCTGTTGTCGCACGCAAGGCCAGCGCCACCATTGGCGACGGCAGCGCCACCACCATCACCGTCACGCACAACCTCAACACGCAGGACGTGGCCGTCAGCGTGAAAGAGGTGTCCAGCAACGCGGGCGTGCTGGTGGATTGGGTTGCCAACGGCGTCAACACCGTGCAGCTCACATTCGGTACCGCGCCCAGCTCGGGTCAGTACCGCGCCACGGTCATTGCCTAAGCCATGAAATACGCAGGACCTGGCTTCTACGGCTTGCAGCCGCCACCGTGGGTGAGCGGCGTGAACATCCCCGAGGGGCAGTGGCTTACCAGCCCAGCCGACAAGGAGATCTACCAGCGCATCGCTGCCACGGGCGCCGATACGGTCGACCCGGCAGACGATGTTGTGAAGTATGTGGCGAGGAGCTATGAGCGCACGGTTGCCCTGCAGGCAGCGGTCTTGGTTGCGTCTGGCTCAACTCCAGGCAATATCGTGCCCAATGCCGCCAAGAGCACTTTTGGGGTGCTTGCTGTCGGCTCGCGCACATCGGTGCTGTCGGTCACGGGCCGTGGCGTGCTCGACTACTTGGCGCTCTGGAAGGGCGCCACTGGGACAACCCTCGTCGAAGTGGAGGTGGACGGCCGCAACGTGCTGAGCCAAACCGACACCTACACAGCGAGCCAGGCTCTCCTTGCGCTGGGGTACCCCTCATCGCCCGGCGATGGAACGAATGCGGTCAAGACCGCTGTGCCCGACCCAGCAGGCGTGCATTTCCGCCGATCGTTGCAGGTGTGGGTCACTAACACAGCCACTGCCAGCAACGCCAGCGCCTTTATCGCCCACCACCTGCGGAGCGTGGCATGACGCAGCCCATCACCGAGATCGTCGGCGGGCTGGTCATCACCCGCTACCCGAGCGGGCCGCAGATCACACCCGCCGCCCAGGTCTGGGAGGCCATCAAGGCCGAGCGCGACCGGCGCGCGGCGCTGGGCGTCAAAGTGGGGGCGCACTGGTTCCACAGTGACCAAAAGAGCCGCACGCAGCAGCTGGGCTTGGTGCTGTTGGGCGCCGCCGTGCCGACCGGTTTGAAGTGGAAAACGCTCACGTTCACCGGGCAGCCGGTGTTTGTGGAAATGACTCCCACCTTGGCCCAGGGGATCGTCATGGCCACGGCCGCCAGTGACACCGCCATCTTTGCTGCAGCCGAGGCGCACCGCGAAGCCTTGGAGGCCAGCGCGGATCCCGGAAGCTACGACTACACCGGCGGCTGGCCGCCATCCATCGAAGAGGAGGCACTCAATGCAGGTATCCAGTTCAGCGTCGCAGCCGACGCGGCATAAGCGTGCGTTGGCGCTGTTGCGCGCCTACGGGGAGCAGATCTTCATCGCCGTGGATCAGCTCGCCAATGCCCTGATCCCACCCGTGGACGGCACCGTGAGCTATGCCGACGAAACCCTGAGCGCGCGCTGTTTCCGCGCGCACCGCGATGGCAAGGTGTTCGGCCGCCTGTTCATGCGGCCGATCAACCTGCTGTTCTGGTGGCAGGGCCCCGACCACTGCCGCAATGCGTACATCAAGGAGTTCGCGCGGAAGAACTACCCGACCGAGTATCACCCGCCCAACGAGCCGCGCTTCACGTCGCGCAGCGCGCCGGCACGGTCGGAGTAGGGCCAGCCATTCACACCACTACACCAGAGAGGGAGCGCATTGATGCAAGACGATTTTGGAGACTCCGTAACCGTGCCGGGCGCCTTGAGCATCCGCGCGCGGCTTGATGCGGGCGACCAGCGCATGGGCCGTATCGAGGGCGACGTGGCCGCCGTGCGCGAGGAGCTGGCTGAGAACACGCGCGCCACCAAGGAGGTGGCCAGCAACACGGCGGAGCTGGTGGAGCTGTTCCAGTCGTTCAAGGGTGCCATCAAGGTGCTGAACTGGTTCGGCAAGCTGGCGAAACCCATGGCCTACATCGTGGGCCTGGGCACCGCGCTGCTCGGCTTCTGGACCGCGCTGAAAGGCCGATGATGAAAGAAGCCATTCGCAAACGCCTCCTGCAGGCCGCCGTCGCCATCGCCATGGGCGGCGCCGGCGTGGCCACCTATCAGGCTCAGCAACCCAGCGCCGAAGTGCTGCTGGCCATGGAGCTGGGCGCCCACTACGAAAGCAGCGGCCGGCATATCGGCGTGCCCTACGTTGACAAGCTGGGCAAGGGCCAGCCGCTCACGGTGTGCAACGGCATCACCGGCCCCGAAGTGGTGGCCGGCCGCTACTACACGCCCGACGACTGCAAGCGCCTGGAACTGCCCCGCTACCGCGAGGCCGAGCGCCAGGCCAAGGCAGCGCTGCGCCACTGGTCCACCTACAACGTGTGGGTGCGCTCCAGCTTGATTGACATGGTCTACAACCTTGGGCCCAGCGTGTTGGACGGCACCACCCTGGTCCGCCTGGGCAACGCGGGCGACCTGGTGGGCATGTGCGAGCAAATGCCCCGGTGGGTGCGCGGCACCGTCAACGGGCAAAAGGTGGTGCTGCCCGGCCTGGTGGACCGCCGCGCCACCACCCGCGAGCTGTGCGCGGAGTGGGGCAGGGACGGGCATTTCAGCGCGGGTTTGATCGCGGAGGTGCGGCCATGAAATCCGGCCTTTTCGCTTTGCTTGTGCTTGCAACGCTGCCACGTTCCGCCCTGGCCAGTGGCTTTAACGTGCCCTGGTGGGGAGACGCGCTGCTGTTCCTGCTGTTGACACCGGCGGGCTGGGCATGCGCTGCGTTGGTGGTGGCGGTGCTGGTGGCGTTGGTGGTTATCGCGCTGCGGCGCGGAAGGGGTAGGCCATGAACCCCATCCTGATCGCCCTGGCCATCAGCGTGGCCGCCAATGTCGCATTGGGTTGGGCCTACCTCGGCCAGCGCGACGACAACACCACGGCTCGCAGCGAGTTGCGTGACATGCAAGGCCAGCGCGACGGCGCCCGCCAGATGGCCAGCGAATGCAGCGACGCCACCGAAGCCCTGCGCGAGCTCGCGCACAAGCGCGCCGCCGCAGCCGCCCCCGCCCGCGCCGCGGCGGCCAGCACCGCCAATGCCCTGCAGCAGCGCGCCGACTACACCCTCAGCCTCAAGCCGCGCGACCCGGCCAACCAGTGCGCCAGCATGCAGGCGTTGGCTGATGAGTGGCTGCAGGGGAGGGTCAAGCCATGAAAACCGCTCTGCTTTTGATGGCTGCCTGCGCTTTGTCTGCCTGCGGTGCAGCGCAAAAACGTGTCGAAATCCAGCGCGTGAACGTGCCCGTGCCCGTGGAATGCCAGGAGCGCGAGCCCGACCGCCCTGTCATGCCCACCGAATCCCTGGCCCCCGGCGTGCCGCCGTACCGCCTACTGCAATCCGCCCTGGCCGAAATCGACCGCCGCGAGGGCTACGAGGTCCAGCTGCGCGTCGCCCTGCGCGCCTGCACCGCGCCCATCGGCGGCACGGCCAAAGGCCGATGATGTCCACCGCCCGAACCCTCACCCGCCGCGCTGCTCGCCACCAGGCCCAGCGCCAACTGCGTGATCAACGCGAGCAGGCGAGGGCGCTGCAGGAGCGCGCGAGGCGCCAGCCCGTGCCGGTGCGGGATGATGGTCCGCCACCGCGCATTGATTGACCGGCTGGCTAAAACATCAATGGCACTATCCACCACGCCTGTTTGAGGTACCTGTGGTGCGCGTCGAACTCCTGGCCTGTGAGGCGCATCCCGCCGTGCAGCATCCGCAGTTGCGCATGATTGAGTGGCGGCAGTACTTCGGAATGGTCCGGCGCCCCTTCTTTGGGTAATAGCAGGGCGTGGCGAAAAGGCTCACCGGTGCCTGGGCGCCGCACGCGGTACACCAGCCAGCCAGTTTTCCCACCGGCTTTGGCCACATCGTTCTGCAGGCGGTTGCCCTGGCCGTCGTAGAGTCGATAAACCGTGCAGTACAT